CCTAGATCTTCTTGGATACATCTTGAGATAATTCTAAGTGAAGGTGGAACGTAATTAGGATCTCTTGAAGCAAACGAAAGTCCGCAAGCAACAGGTTCTCCATTGTAAATGTTTGGATAAGGATCCATCCCTATCCAAACTACTCTTACTTTGTCTAAAGGAGTCATCCAAAAAGCCTTGAAAACTTCTTCAGACTTTGGAAACACGTTTACTTTCGTACGTCTCTCCGCTATCTGCTTCCCTATTTTCAATAGTTGCTCCTCCTGATTCTTCAAGAGTTTTGCCCAATCGCTCGGTAATATGTTTTCTATGATAGACATCTAAATATTCTTTAAAATTTTTCCAAAATATAATGGTTGGTTTATCTACAGTAATAAGACTGTAAATGTTGTCTTTCGCATGAATAATAGAGCTGTGGTCTCTATTCATGTACTTTCCAATACTTTTTAAACTCCAGGTAGTATTCTCGTGCAACCAAGTTGCGATTAAGTGACGAGCCATAACTACTTCTCGTTTGCGAGTATTAGAGATTATCTTGCCAAATCTAAACTTAAAGAAGAAACTACAGAGTTCTTCAAAGTCTTTGACTGCTTTGGCGTCTTTCATGTTTAGCCCAAGTACATCTAGAGTTGTACCTTCGGGCAATACGAAAGAAGCTAAGTCTTCTGGTTGATAATAAATAAAAGCATTATTGTTAAATAAGACTTCTCTAAGAGATTCGTAAAGTACATCTTTGGTTTCTTCGTAACTGCTTGCTATTCTTAAGTCTTGTTTAAGGGTCTGAGCTAACTCTCGCACTACTTTCTTTTGTTTTACGTAATATGAATCGTTCATTTGATTATTTCTAAAATTGTTTGTTTACCCATTTCCTTATAAATGTCTGAAGGATCTTTTGGTAAATCTTTAGAATGAATTATACATTCTAGTCCGTACATTTCTGCCATTTTCTTACAACCTATTTGACCGGCTTCGTCATTGTCATACCACAATCTAATTCTTTTGAATCTGTCCTTCAGTAGATTAAAAGCATTTTCGCTGATTGGTGTGTTCTCGCTTCTTACAGCTACGGCTGTTACTCCACAACCATAAAGAGTCATAACGTCTTTACGGCCTTTAGTTACGATTAAGTCGTCACCTGTAGGAGGTAGTTGATTCCAACCTTCTAAGATTCCGCCAAAGAAATTAGATCTAAACTTATTCTTCTTTGATGCTAAAGGGCGATAGAGTTTAGTTTTACCTTTCTCGGTATAACGATAGCAAGGATCTATATCGTTTTTGATATACCATAGCTTGTCGTTAATCCAAGCTCTATCTACTCTTCTTACCTCGTAGAAGTCTAGAATCTCTGGCGTAATTCCAAATTGTCCCCAATACCTAAAGTCACTTGTCTTAAAATAAGTAACAGTAGTCTTAATATCACTGGGAGTAACTTCAACTGGTGGTTTCTCGTTAACCCGTAGACTGCGAAGTTCATCCATAGTCAAAGAGTTAAGCTGAAAGTCTGATTCTATCTTATAGAGGATATCAGGAAATCCATAACCGGTTTTCAGCTGAGCTATGTCCAAAGGACTAAAATAGACTTGTTCGGTTGCGTAATCTACAAAGTATAGGTTGCCTTTATTTGTCCACTTATAAAAACACGAGGCATTCCTATCATCCCTAAAAGGATTAACGTAACGCTTTCCTATTACTACGGGATAGCAATAAGTATTCATTATGTTTTCTTGGCCGATTAAGTCATAGATTCGCTGAACAGTCGTAAAAGTTTCTATTTCGTGGATGTTCATCTTACAAATATACTAAATTAAAAGAAAATGGGGGATTTCTCCCCCACTTTCCAACACATATGAAAAACACACCTCAAAACAATCCACCAGTAGAGCCACTAGAGCTACTGTGGGAGTTTGAAGGTGAGTAATCAGGTTCATCATCAGTGAATACGCTGCCGTTGTCTACAAACTCTTTCAAGAGGAAAGAATCGCCATAGAAATCTTTACAGCCATATTCGCCATTAAATCTTTTCTTGATATAATCAGTAATAGGAGAGTTCAAATGTACAATACCTTTAGTAAATACAGATTGGAACTTACCTTCACGGATAGTCAAAGGAATCTTAATACCTGAACCTTTAGAATTGAAAGCATCAAAGAAGTCACGCAGTTCGCTTACGTTACCTTTAGTAATAGATACCCAGCTATCAAGAACAAAAGGTTTTTCTTTTGGTCTAGCATTAGCATAAGCTTTCAGAAGTTCATAAACATCTTCTTCGCCAGTCTTTGCTTCACGAATAGACTTAGAGTCCAAACGATACATAGGATCTTTAGCTTGTTGGTCAGCACTCAAAGTAGCCAAATCAACAGCCCAAGCAGTCTTAGTAAAATTGTCGATATACTGAGTCTTACCGCTATTCTTACCTACAACTGTTTCGTTGTTTACCCAAAGACTAAACTTACCAAGAAGTTCTGTGTCACAGCTAGGATGATTCTTATACCAGAAGTCAAGACGCATCTTTCCTTCTGTCTTATCATACTCAGGGTTTTTTATCTTTTCAATATCAGTATTGAATAGAGCTGCCAATCCTTTTTCGTTAGGATTAACTGCTACAATTTGTACAGGAGCATAACCGGTGTACAGTTTCTTTTCAAAGCCTTGTGCGCTTTCTTCTACGTCATTTACATTAATTGCCATGATTTTTTAATTTTAATTTGTTTTTTATTAAGAGTAATATTCGTCAATTTTGTCTGATACATATTTCAAATCGTTAGGGATTTGAACTTCTTCAAACATTCCCATTGGAGATTTAGCAGGACGCTTCTTAAAGCGATTAGTCAAGAAGAAATATTCTGAACCTGTTTTGCCTTCTCCTACATAAGTATAAAGACAGATAGTAAAGAGTCCTTCGAGATTAATGTTATTATCTAACATCTTGCCAATAGTCTTCATTTTGTAACCTACGATTTCGCCTCCGTCTTCAACTGGTTCTGAGTGACCAAGACAAAATACTTTTAGGTCTTTCCGTAAAGTGCGTGCTGCGGAGAGAATACTGAACATATTCTGACCGATTTGAGAAAATTTGGTGTAACCAACCTCAGAAGCTCTTTTCATAAATTCGAAGCCCATAACATACTGAATGTCGTCAATTACGATATTCTTAACGTGGGTTCCTTTCTCGCTGATATTCTTAAGAGTGTCAACGATTTCTTTTGAAGTAGAGATTTCTACATAGTTCTTGTTGTCTAGGTTGTACATTTTAGAAGCTCCTTTGAAAGGAAGTTCTTTTCCTGCTACACCAATGATAATGGTTTCTTTAGGATCTAATGTCCTAATGCTTGTTGATTTACCTTCACCTGAAGGTCCGATGATGCCTACTAGTAATGCCATATTTAATCTTGTTTTCTTTTTTCTGAGGTTGTCCAGCCAAAGAAAGAACTAAACTGAATCGCTGCTTTCATACAGGCTGCTTTGCTTTTGTTGCTTAATGCCATAAGTTCTTTTCTAGCATCTTTATTATTGTAGAGATAGTCTGCCAACCAATCTGTAAACTCATTTTCTTGGTCTTCTGTCCATTTGTAGTTTAAGTACCAATCGTTTGTCTTAACGTATTCGTCTGAATAAGGAATTCCTGTTCCCTCAAACATTTTCTCTAAAATAATCCTTAAATGTTTCTTAATTGGTTCTGTGGTCATAATTCAAAGATACAGAAAGTATATTAACTTTCCAAATTATACTGTTCATTTTTACTTCTATTTACATAACTTTCATAGTTATTTTTTACTCCTCCCATACTTGCTGGTTTGGGAAGTTCCTCAAAGTGTGGTACACCCCTTGAGAAATATAGTCCTAATCTACCCGATAAGCCGGATAGACGATCTTTAAGAAATCTTATACTCCGATAATTATCTTGTAAGAAATTAATGTCATAACCTTGGTGAACTTCTATGTCATAACGAAATGGAGCAAATATACCTAATACTACGTCTGCTGAACGCTGAGTAGTCTTACAGTCTGCTAAATCCGCTAAAGAAGGTTCTAGTTTGGCTTCTACTAACTCACCTCTATTGGTAAACTGTTGAGATTCACCGCTTGATGCTTGTTGTTGAATAGGTACAAAAATTAGATTGTACCGCTTACAGAAGATTTCTAATCCATAATGGTCAATAAAGAAAGAAAGAGTTTCTCTCAAGTCATGATAGACTCCTTGAATTGTTTCGGTGTGAAGAAGAGAGATATGGTCAACTACAACAAAGTAAAAAGTATCTCCCGAATGGTTATAATAAAGAGGATATTTCTTTTCATCCCTTTCTTCGTAAACCATTTGTCCTTTACTTGAATCATCAAAGTATCTTTCTACATACTTTTTAATTCCAGTTGGATTAGAGATATGATCTATGACTTCTACGTGGTTCTCAAAGAACTTTAAAAAGTCTGATTGTTTTGCTTCTCTAACCCAACTAAGAATTTTCTCTGGAACAGCATAATCACCAAAACTAAGCATCATTTCTGGCGTTACAATTCTTCCATGAGTATAGTATATACAAATAGATATGGCTTCTAAATATAGTTTTTCTTTTGATTCTTCTAGTGCAAACCAGAAGATTTTAACATTAAATGGGTTCTGTTTCCACTTAATATAGTTAGAGACAATAGTTAACCACTTTGTAAACTTGGATTTTGCAATACCTGAAGAAGCGGTTATAAGATACATTTTACCTTTAACCCAACCTGGATAATTATACTCTTTGGTGAGTCTATCTAAATTCCAAGGAATAGAGTTATACTTTCCTTGCAGTCGGTTCTCTCTATTCTCTTCGATTTTCTTGTAGACTTCATCAAAACGCATTACAATGCTCCTCCAAATCGGTCTTCTTGTTTTTTACTGTCTCCGTCCCTAAGATAAGTTTCACACCAAGTAGCAAGATCAGAAGTCTCTGATCCTCTCTCAGTACGTTTATAGATGAAATAATGAGCCTCTCTAATAAATTGAGGCTTACCTTGTTTAACCCAATAACTGATATACATATCAGTAGCACCTAATATAGTAGCTCGATCAAACTTATGTTCTTTAATAAACCTTGTCATTTTATCTGTAACTTGTTTAACAGAACTAGTTTTACCTACGATGCCTATATTTTTACGATTAAACTTTTCTATAAATTGAGGAATCCAATCATCCCCTACAGTTAAATTTAAACAATCTTCTACACCTACAAATTCTAATGCTTCAGGTGTCCAAAACCATTCATTCTCTTTTCTCACAAGTAATCCTAGAGCTACCCATTGTTGTAGTCT